AGAATAGCGTTTACATAATCAAACGGTTTAGTCATGTTAAAAGCCTCACAAATCCTAAAGTATCAATAGATGTTAGCAAAAGGTAGTTAGCAAACATGCCAAAAGATTTCCTGCTATGAGCAGCCCAGGCACAGATAATACAACCAGTAATCCACATAGGATAAAGAACCAAGAGGGGAGCATTTGGTATGGTAAGTGCCATTGTAAGACTACACCCAATGCTAATAAACCAAGCAAAAAGCTCGGCAACAAAGCGAACACGATTGCTATTCCAATCATCTTTGATCCAATCAAAAATATCAAAAAGTAAGTTATTCATGCATAACTTGAGTCTGCGTACTTAATCAGTTCATCTATTTCATTTTGTTGTAACTTTTGAACAGGAACAAGTGCATCTTGTTCGATTGGAATTACAATCATTTTGTTTCCGAATTTCGTTGTGTATCTTTCAGAGATAATAAAATTTTTAGGATCAGCTTTAAAAATCCAACCACCCCATTTATAATTTTGCTTCATCAAAGGAGGTATTGATACGAAGTAAAGTTCATCAACATTTCTACACTTCTGTAACTGATTCTCTCTGAACGTAAAAGCATTTTTCATAACGAATGGTTGTTCTGTTTTCACTTCAATCAATTTTCCATCAACAATCATATCTTTGATACGATCAAAGTGATCGATTGATTCTTGTACTTTACGACCCTGACTGTTGAAGTAATTTACGGCAATCTTTTCACCAATTCTTCCTAAGATATCAATTTTTTCTTTATGTTTCATTTAAACTCCGCATTAGCCATAATCTCTGTTAAACAAGCCACAAGATTGATTTCACTATCAACAACAAACGCTTGCTTATATTGGTAATCTGCAAGAATTAAAACAACTTGTGGTATGCTTTGAGGTTTTATGATGTTGTATAGTTCATCATAAAGTTTGCGAAAAAGTGTCGCATTATCAATTTCTGTCGTTGCTGCCCATTTACGGACGGATGTAAAGTCTTTTTCTTTTAAATGTTTGACAATCTGTGTGATAGATATGTCACCAATTTGAGAGAGGATGCCTACATCAATCTTGCCGAGTTGAGAATAGCGTTGAAGTTCATTGATAACACGACGAAAATCTGGAAAATGTTTTTTGATAAGTTCAGCAATAACTTTCTTATCATAATCAACTTTTTCCGAATCAAGAATAAACTCAATGCGTTTGAGAAAAGCAGACGCCATCTGCGCCTTTTCATCATTTTTCAAAACAAAATCAACCACCGCACATCGACTATGTAGCGGATCAATGATTCTGTTTTTATAATTACACGTAAAAATAAAAGAGCAGTTCGATGCGAACTCTTCTATTGCATTACGCAGTGCTGGCTGCGTTGAGTTTGGATTTAGATAGTCTGCTTCATCAATGATAATAACTTTTCTACCACCAGAAAAGGACATCGATGATGCATAACCTTTGATTTTATTTCTGAATGTGTCAATACCAGATTCATCAGAACCATTGATTATCATGTAATCGCAATCTGTTTCCATGCACATTGCTCTTGCGATTGTTGTCTTGCCCACGCCTGCTCCACCAGACATTAGCAGATTTGGAATCTGTCTCTGATTCACGTATTCTTGAAAGACTGTTTTCAATCTTTCTGGCAGAATACAATCTGATACCGTCTGAGGTCGATACTTTTCTACCCATAGTAGATGATTCATAACCACCTTTCACAAAAATCATAATGTAATATATTATATCAGTCAGCGTTCAATTTTGCAACAACTTCTAAATAATTTTCTTTTACTTGCCAACTAATACCGTCAATACCCTTTAGAACAGTTCTGGGACTGATTGCGTGTGTCGGACTGATGTATTCAAACACAGATACGATTGCATCTCTGTTGATAGCCACTGATTCGCCATCAAATGTTGGTTCTGCGTTTGTGAAATAAATAAACTTACTCATACTGAGCCTTTCTCATATTTTGAACCAGTTTCTGTTGCAATCCAATATTGCAAATTTAAGTCTTTGTGTTTAAAATTTGAAATACCTTGTGAAGAAATTTTCACATCATAAGAACCTGATATCATCTTGAAGTTTTCAACTTTAAAAATCATCGTATACTTGTCGCCATTTCCTTGTGCAATTTCAAGTGAATCTGTATGTGCAGCATCATTTGTCATATCAAGTGCAATGATAAACACTTTGTTTCCATCTGATTCAATTGCGAAATAACTTGAAGACAACACACTTGCCGCACTCATGATCCAATCAAAGTCTTCTTGATTAAGCACAAGATTTATTTCAGATTCTGGCATAGAGATAGGTTTGTCTGATGCCGAAACGATCAAGTTGGGAGAGCAAAAACGATATCTAATTTTGCTGCGACCTTTTAAACCAAAAATCAAAACATCATTGTTGTCAAACTCTACAACAGGATCATCTTTGTGTAGAGTTAGCACAGACAAAAAATTGTTAAGATCATATACACCAAACTCCGTTGGAATTTCTTCAGTAATAATTGCTTCGGCCATTACATTCTTTCGTGAAGAAACGGTACGGAGCGTTTTACCTTTTCTGAAGAGAATGCCCTGATTAATCGTTGCAAAATTTTTAAGAATGTTAAGTGTACCATCGGAAAGTTTCATCATTTATTTCCTCGTCATATCATGATTGTGTAAAGCCATTATAGCATAGTGTACGACTTTCATCAAGTCATCACGATTGTATCCATTCTTTTTACCATAACGCTGTGCATACTTTAAAATGTTTCCAATGCAGAATCCTTCACCATGTCCACTGTCCATGATAAATTCAGATGCTTGAAATTTGTTTTGTGAATAGTGTTGACCGTATGTCTTGTTGACGTACTCTTGTATTTCTTTAAGAATACGGTCTTCACTGTATTTGTAATCGATCACAGGCGTCCTGTATACTGAGCGACTGCTGGCATATTACCAGTAAATGCGTATGTACCAATATGTTGAGTACGCATCCACGGACACAACCAAACTTGTCCACCAAGTTTACGCCACATCTGACAGAACATATAATCTTCTGATAGATAACGATCAGAGCCACCGCCAGTATAACTGTCGACAGTATCGATTACAGTATCAAAGTATGCATGAATGTATCTTGAACCGTCAAAATGTTCTTGTCCAACGTGATCTGGCTTGTAACGAATTTGTGGAAATGCTTCTGCCATTTTATCAAACACGTGGCGTTTGATCATCATATGTCCAGTACCAATTTCCATAACTTGAAGTGGCTCAGAAACTTGAAACTGCTCTGTTCCTTTTACCACATTGAAGACATATTCTCCAACTAGATTTTCAAGTTCTCTTGGATTTAGATCGGGATTGCGTCTTGCTGTGTCAGCAATGTTGCCCCAATTGATTGATTTTTTAGGGTAAGGACCACCAATTACGTCTTTGTCCAATGCCATCAATGCTACGATATCATTCGGATCGAAATGAATATCGGAATCGATAAACATCAGGTGTGTGTAGTCTGTGCGTAGAAATTCATCTACTAAGTAATTTCTTGCTCTTGTGATTAGAGATTCATTAAAGAGAAATGAAAACTTGACATCAATGCCATATTTGATCATTACGGTTTGTAGATCAAGGCACGATTTCATATAGAGTCCGTGATTCATACCACCATACATTGGTGTAGCCACGAACAGTTTGTTTTTTCTTAAATCCTCAAGATTGACTTGTATCTGCATAATTTATCCACGAAAAAAGTGAGAACACATAGTATATATGTGCCCTCACTCAATTCTTTAGTTTTTTTTAGGCAAAAGCTTGAGCGCCAAGAACCGCATGTGCCAAACCAACCATTTCTCTAGTCGGTTTGCCAAGACGGTAGAAGGTAATTGTTTTACCGTTGTCAAGAGTTTTCTTGTTGGTGTAGATACAATGACCTTCCGCACGAAGTTCTTCAATACGGGCACCAACGTTGCTGATACGAAAACGTGACTGAGCCTGTGCAACGGTCAAAGTGTTATAAGGACCCTCTTTAGAAAGGTATTTAAGAATTTTATCTTTAGCGGACATTCAATTTACTCCATAAAAATAGTCGCTCTGAAAAATATTAAGTAGAGGCGACTTTTCTCTACATGTTGACATTATATAAAAAAAAAGAGAGTGTGTCAACACTCTCTTTGGCAAAGATGAAAGACTACCTTAGAATGGAATTTCTTCGGTGTTTTTAGGTGACTCAACAGGTGTTTCTGCTACACTCACAGAAGGATCAATACCAGCATCAATCTTAGTATACAGATCAAAGAATGTTGCTTTAGTATCGGCATCAAAACGATTCAAGCAATACTCAATCGCTTTTTTCTTGTTGCCATAGATACCGAACGTTTTGACAATGTGTACCAGACGGCGTGTAGAGATAACTTCGTCACAGCCACCATCAGCAAAGGTACTACGAATTACGTTTGCCCATGACACAAGATTTTTGGCAAAAACTTCATCAGAACGACCAATAGATTCAAGTTCTTTGTTGACAATTTTTTCTTCAATACGTACAGGTGGAAACTCTTGTTCCATCGTATTAGGAAAACGTTCAAGAAACGCTTCGTTCAATACATTGGTAAACATATAACGACCGTCTTCGGAGCCCTTACCCTTTGTGTTAGCGGTAGCGAATACATTAAAGCCAGGTGCGGGTGTCACCAACTCATTCTTTTTCTTGAGCAAGAATGGTTTACCCTCAAGTACACGTTGCAAGCACGACAAGTTTTGTGCGCCGTAATCAATTTCATCAATACAGAGTACAGCACCCTGACGAGCAGCAACAGTCACAGGACCATCACGCCATTCCATCTGACCATTGATCAATACATAGTTACCAAGAAGATCGCCCTCATCGGTATCTGGTGTCATTGATACGCAAACAAACTTGCGTTTTGCTTTTGCACATGCTTGTTCGATGCTCATAGTCTTACCGTTACCAGATTGACCAGTAATGAACACAGGAAAAAACTGTTTTGATTTCACAATTGACAATACATCTTCAAAGTTGCCAAAAGGAACATAGTTACTATATTGAGAAGGAATTAGATCATCAATCTCAAGCTCAGTTGTCACATTTGCAATACGATTGCCTTGTGCTGGCTCAGATTTGATCATGGGAATTACTTGAGCAGTCATGTTGATAGCCGATGTTGCTGGAGCAGCGTTAGAGACACCAGGAACGCGAAACACACCACGGCGTAACTTGTATGCTTCATCTTTGAAAAACCACTGTGGCCAACTGATTCCAGTCTTATCCACAATGACACGAACATCATCACGGGTAACTTCAGATTTACCAGTTGCAACAAGTGCATCAATAAAAATCTGACGTTTGTTAGCACGACTTGTCATAATATAAACTCCATCACAGTAGGAAATACTATTATAAAAGAATACCGCCACTTTGTCAAGCAGCGGTATGTTATCAAACTGCTATCATACCAATGAAACGTGAAACTAAAACACGATTGACTTGGCGGGTTTTCGTAAATTTTGAAAACGCTTTTGTCAAAGATGCCGTAGTCAATTTTTCTGGTGCTTCAAAATCATCATTACCAACATCCAGATCATTACCACCAGGCAGAAGGAAGAATGACTCATAGCCAGGATTCTTTGATTCAAGAAATTTTTCTTTACGCAAAACTTTAGCATATTTTGAGTATGCATCTTTCAAGTTATACCAGTTTGCTCGTTCATCTTTACGCAGTGCGTTCAATTCATCATTGAACAAACGGCGGCGCAATGCACTCTTCATTGAAGAGTTTGGCGCAAGATAGAAACCGATAATTTTT